TAGCGCATCTCCGGCGGACCGAGTTGCCAGCGGAAATGATCTGGGTCGCCCTCGTTGCCGGGGCCGCGCGTGTCGCCGACCCGCGAGATGCCGCAGACGTACGGCGAGAACTCGGTGATCCGGATGGTGTAGCCGAGCCATTCGGCGACGTCGTAGAACCATTGCCGCGACTGCCCGCCCAGCAGCGTCATCTTGAACACCAGCATTTTGCGGCGTTCTTCGATGGTCGGCGCGTCCGGCCAGCATGGCTCCGGCAGACCCCAGTTGCGCTCCCAGTCGGTCAGCAGCTCCAGGGTCGTGCGTGGGTCGCTCTCGATCTCCAGCAGATCAGCAGCGCGGCCGTCGACAAAGCCCCAGTATTCGGCGAGGCCGATCAGCGTGCGATGCATCACGCTTTCGGGCTCCCAGACCGGCCACGCTTGGCCGACTGGCATCAACGACAGCAGCGCGTATGCGTAGTCGCTTCCAGACCGACGGACGTGCCGATCGCGTTGGTCAGCCACCCGTGCGCCCCATCATCCGTAGGTGATGTCGCCCAACACGGGCATGTAGCCATTACTCGGAGGCGTTACGTCATCGGCAACAAGATCGTAGGCGTAGACACCGGGCGCGGCGGCGATGCCTTCGTCACTCCAGGCGCGCCACCAGCGCTGCCCTGGCGCGGTGCGCTCGCGGAAGATGGCGAGCAGGCTGTCGGTGATACCTTGCCGCGTCGCCGCATCGTCGGGATCGAGATACGAGATCCGGAGATTGACCGGCAGCGGGATCGGCGACACCACGAAGATGTCCTTCACCGTCACCGGGCGCACCGTGTTGAGATACGCGGTGACTGCTTCGATGTCGGACGGCAGCGGAAAGCCACCGTTGCTGGCTCTGAGGTCGTCCATCATGAATCGAACCGTCATAGTCCCGATGCCCATCTCCTGCGGGAATGCCCAGGCTCTGGTGACACCCGGAACGCGCAAAGCCCAATTGACATAATCGTCGGCATCGCCACCCATCGGCGGCTGACGGATGCGCAGCAGCACCCGCATGCGCAGTTCGTCGTCAGTCTCCTCGTCGGTGCCGCCGAGCAGCGTTACGACCGTCGCGTTCGGCAGGATGCCGCCGACCGGCGTGTCGACGCTCAGCTGCGTGCCCGGATCGAGATTGCCGGCCGCGCCTGGATCGAGGCAGCGGATGTTGGCTGGCGACTCCTGCACACCGACGTCGATCTCTTCGGTGGTTTCAAACTCCATGCCAGCGTAACTGAGGCGCGTGGCATTCGGTAATACGACGCCGGGAAAGGTTGAAGTAAAGGTAGCGACACCTATTGACGGAGTAGCGACCTTTCTACCGGTAGAACCATCCGAATTTGTCAGCCAGATATCGCCATGGCGGTCAAGCCATTCAGTTTCAGCGGTATCTGGCAAGAGTTGGAGTGAAAGCCAATCGATGTATTGCAAAGTAAGGTGACATAGTCCGCCTTGTGCATCAGATACTACCCTTAACACACTATTAGGTACTGACGCGTCAGCACCGGGGAGCGAGCCCCTGATGTTGTCGCGAATGATGCTGCGCACCTCACGTAGTGTGGGGGTTGTCCAAGGCATACATTTTTCCTAGGGTTAAGTCAGGCGAGGCGGCGGCGAGGCCGAGGTACGCGAGAGCGCCGATTATGCTGAGCCAACGACCCGCCGCCTCGCCGCCTTACGGGAACGGACGCCCACCGCTCGTATAAGGCAGCAGCGGGCTTTCCGGAATGATGTCGCTCCACAAAACCTGGTATCGCATTTCGATCGCGGTCTCAGGACCACGGAAGAGCCGCACCAGCGCGTCGATGCGTTGCTCGGCCACGCGCAGGATGTCGATCTCGATGCGCGAGACGATCTTCAGCGTGATGAACGGCTCTAGCGCCTCGCGGATGTAGTGCTCGACTCGCACCACGGTGGCACCTTCGAGCGGCACTGCGCCAACGATCTTGGTTCGCTTCAGCAGCCAGCAGCGCGTGCCGATCGGCCAGCCGTCCCAGATCAGCTCCGCGTCGGTGTCGGCCCACCAGCCGCGCCGGTCGGTCGAGTCTGGATCAGGCAGGATGTCGCCGGCTTCAGCCAGCCGGTCGGTGCCGAGCGCCACGATCGCTGCGGTGGCAAGGTCCTCGGTATCGTCGAGGGTGCCATCGGGGCGCAGCAGCCAGTCTGCCGAAACTTCCGTCTGATACGGAAACTCGCCGAACTGCACCATCCGAATGTCAGACATCGGAGCCCCTTGTTCTGCGCAGCTCATCGACCTGCTCGCGCAGCTCATTGATCTGCGCACGCTGCTCGTTGACCTGCCGGTAGCCGTCCTGCATCGCCGCCATCAGCAACGGGATCAGTCGCTCGTACCAAACGAATGGCTTGATGTAATCCTCATCGCCGGGTTCTCCGCGCGTGAAGATGCCTTCGGGATACAGCTGCTGCAGCTCGTCCGGGCGCAAGCCGACGTCACGTCGATCGTGCTCCGTCCAGGTGCAGGTGTAGACCTTGGCTCGCTCGAAGATGTCGCGCACGCGCGCCGGCTCCAGTGGCGCAAAATCATCTTTCCAAACCGGCAGCGCCCAGTCGGCCGCCGTGAGAGCGGTCTGACACGGATCACCACGTGGCTGCGGCGGGACCGTATACCAGAGCCCGCCGTTGTCGCCCCAGTAGCGATTGCCGGCGCTGGCGCCGTGCCAGTGATTGCCGTCGCACCGGCAGCTCTTGGCACTCTCGCTCTGGAAGTAATTGACGTTCCGCGATGGATTGAGCCGATGGTAGCTGTCGTTGTGCCGCATCAGCCAGTTTTTATTGTCCATCACTCCTTTGACTTTGGCCTTCGGGTGACCGCCCTTCTGGCCATGCAGGTCTTTCTGGCCCTTGTTGCCCTTGGCGTTGCCGCCGCTGGTACCACTAGAGCCACTGCTACCGCTGCTGCTGCCATCTGCCAGAAGGCTGACACCGACGCCGCTGCCGGAGCCCTGCTGCTTGCCGTTGCCGCCCTGGTCGTTTTCGTTCGGCACCAGCTGCTGAACCACTTCAGTGCCTTCGGTCTGCTGGCCGCCGCCACTGCTGCCGCCAGCTCCTTCACGGGCTGAGCCGCTGCCACCACCTCCGCCGCTCTGACCGTCCGCACGCGCGGTGACGTAGATCCCGGTGTCGCAAATGAGACTTTGATGGCCCCACTCACGAAGCCCATGCATGCCGCACGAGCCCTCGACGGCCTTGCTGCGTTTGTCGTCGGCGGCCTGCTGCTGATCGGGATTGGTGCTGCCATCAGCAAACACCTGCACGCCGACGGCGCTGGTGGTGGCGCTGCCGCCGTTGCCGGCGGATGTCGAGCCGATATCGAGCAGCCGGTGCCTACGATCGTCCATGATGCCGATCATCGGAAACGAGCGATTGCCGCCCATGAACGACATGAAGCCTTCGGCCGAATTGCTGATCTCGCCCATCTTGCCCTTGATCGCTTTCGCGACCAGCGAGACGAAGCCGTAGTTCATCGGGTGCTCGACCTTGTCGCGGGTCTCACCCTTGAACATGTTGCCCTTGAACTCCTGCATCAGCTGGCTGGGGTCCATCTTGTCGATCAGCGCACGAGCGCCGCCGCCAGAGAAGCCGCGCATCCAGGCGCCGGGCAAATTAGCTTTGTGCATTGCGATCCTCAGACATCAGGTTCGGGTTCAGGCGGTTTGACGCCGGGCGGCAGCGGATTGATCGTTGGCGGCGGCGTTGGACGCGGCGCGATCGGCGCCGGATTGATCGGCGGATTGTCGAAGGTCGATTTGCCGGGTGCCGGCGGGCCAGGGATGTCGGGCTGACCGACGTTGAAATCGCTCTCGTCCTTGAGCCGCCACGGCAGCACCAGATGCAGCGTCGTCAGCGTTCCGGAGCTGCGGTCTTGCGTGAAGGTCGCGGTCTCCACCTTCATCAAGTGATGGAGCATCGCCATCGGCGAGAAGACGTAGACATCATCACCGCCGTGCCAGATGTCACCGTTCGGTTTCTTCCAGCCCTGCACGGTGACGTTGGCCTCGATCTCGGCGCTTTCGTGCCAGTTGGCTTCCCAGTTGGAACGGTCTTGCACCTCCGGCTTCCCCCACACCGGCTGCTCCGCCATCGTCAGCAGCGGGCTGTAGCAGGCCGGCAGCCGCCCTGGTGTCATGGCTTCCTGCTCGCTGGCCTCACGACCGTGCTGTGAGTTGTCGGCAGCGGTCTGCCCGCGCACCCAGTAATTCGTGTACTTGTCCTTGATCGAGACCGTGCACTGCATGCGCAGGATGTTGCGGCCTTCGATCAGGTTGGCCACCAGCGGCTTCTTGTGCCAGTCGATCAGCAGGACGTGGCCCTTGTGATCGCTGCCCAGGACAATGCCGCGCGGCCGGGCGATGCGTTCGAGAAAATTCCAGATGGTCTCGCCCGGCTCATTCTGCAGCCGCTTGAACGGCAACGGGTTCAGCTTACCGACGACCTCCGGCACGAAGCCGACTTGCCCCAACACGATGCGGGCGACCTGCTCGAAGTTCATGCCGT